TATCAGTACACTGGTAGGAAACATTCTCGACGGGGCATTGCTTGCCGCGTCCGAGAATAGTGTTATGCAACCCCTTGTCCGCAACTTCACGGACTATACAGACCTCCGCCCTCGTATCGCAACCAACTACACCGGCGGGACTATCGTGTCGCTTGCTGAAGTTTCGGATTTGAGCGCACAGACCTTCACCCCCGCCGCGGCTGGTACGATTACCCCTGGCATTTGGGCGCAACAGTACTACTTGACCGACGCTCGTATCAATAGCGATCCGTTCGGTGTTCAAACCGACGCCTCCGCTGATTTGGGGCGTGTGTTCGGTGTCAAGGTTGACAGTGCATTGACCGCGCTCTTCTCGTCCTTCACAGGCGGGACGGTCGGCACCGCTGGCGGTACTTTGACATGGGCAAACGTGCAACGCGCCGCGGCATATCTGCGCTCGAATTATGCGCCGGGAAATTACATCTGTGTGCTTCGCCCTGAACATTGGTACTACCTGACATCCGCTTCCAGCGGTGTGCCTACTCTGCAACAGTCACCCGCATGGCTTGATAGTATCGCCTCATCGTTCTATCAGTCCTCATGGGGTGGTATTGACTTCTTTGTGGACGGCAATATCACAGCGGGAACTGCCGCGGTTGCTGGTATGTTCCATCCCGATGCTTTGGCGTTTGACCTTCGCAAGCCGTTTGGTATCGAAGTACAGCGCGATGCGTCGCGCGGTGGTGGTGGTTATGAACTGAACGCTTCGATGTGGTTTGGTGCTGGTATCTATCGCCCGACATTCGGTGCTCAATTAATCGGCACTTCATCGTAACGTAATTGAATAACAGGGGCGGAGGCTATACACTCCGCCCCTTATTCGGAAAGTGAAATTGAGTCTTGAAAATCCTCTGGTATTCAAACAGTCCCACAAGCCAAACCGGCTATGGTAATCAAACAAGATTATTTGCACCGCACATTAAAAACTTAGGACACGAAATTAACATCCTCGCCTTTCACGGTGTAGAGCCTTACACCGTTCCTTTTCAATGGGAAGGCATGAACATCCACGGACGAGGATTCCATCCTTACGGGATGGATGTGGCAGTCCCCACGTACATGATGACGAACTCAGATATTTTATTGAGTCTCATGGACGCATGGGTGTTCGATATGTCGGTCATAAAACAAACGCGCTGGATTCCCTGGTTCCCGATAGACCATGACCCCATTCCTCCCGAAGTTCTTGAAAAAGTCCGCTATGCCTTCGCTCGGATTGTGTACTCGAAGTTTGGCGAAAAGCAAATGAATGACCATGACCTTGATTGTCACTACGTCCCACATGGTGTCAATACAAAAACCTTTGCGCCAATTCCAGACGAAGCGCGTGAGATCGGCAAAGATAAAATCGGAATCCCGCGTGATCGTTTTGTAGTGGGCATGGTAGCCGCGAACAAAGGTTACCCCACCCGCAAGGCGTTTGAACAGAACCTAGCCGCGTTCAAAAAGTTGTACGACAAGCATAACGATGCTTTGTTATTTATGCAGACCTGGACAGGCGAGGGCGCAAACTTTACGAACAGTATTGACCTTGTGGCGTATTGCAGAGCGATAGGATTACAGCCCGGCAAAAACGTTTTGTTCTGTGACCAATTCATGAACACAACGCGCGGTTTTCCAGACGCTTACATGGTAGCCCTGTATAACGCGATGGATGTATTGCTATCAGTCTCACGCGGCGAAGGCTTTGGTATCCCAATACTCGAAGCGCAAGCGTGCGGGACTCCGGTCATTACAGGCGATTGGACTTCCATGAGTGAATTGACATTCGGCGGCTGGAAGATAAGCAAGTCCGAAGCCATGGCGGAGATTACTCCCCAACTCTCGACACAATATATCGCCTTCCCCGATGCGATTTATGAACGGCTCGAAGCGGCATATCAGATGCGCGGTAATCCTGATTACCGCAAGCGGGCGCGAAAAGGCGCGGAGGCTTATGATGTGGAAAAGGTTACAGAGAAATACTGGAAGCCTACGCTAGAGTCAATCTCGAAGCGTATTGAGACAATCAATAAACTAAAGGCGCAAGTGGCAATGCCAGTGAATAAGGCAAGTAGTATTGAGGTGAAAGAGATAACAGCATGAGCGGAGTAATGACGGCTATCATAAATCCATATGTCTATCAATTTGAAGATAGGCGGGCGTCAATCTTTGAGTTTGCCCAAATAGTTCTAGATAATAAAGGGCTTATATACAGAGATAAAACAAGCCATAAATTAATCGTAGACGTTAATATCACAAGCGACCAAGACGAAACGCGAATCAACGAACTGGCAAAACATATTATTAAAGGTGATTATGGATAGGGTCGCGGTATTTATCGCCAACTATAACATGCCTGAGAGAGCGGACGCGCTCGCAGAGTTCATCACGCGCAAATCATTAACGCCCGTGGATGTGTACCTGATTGACAATGCCAGTGACATAGAACCGCCCGCCGTCAATACGAATGTATGGATAAAGCCGCACAACAAACAAACAACGGCGGCATGGCTCGAAGGTTTACGCGCGGCGAATAAAACAGGCATAAATTATTTTGCGTATGTTTTCTGCATAACGTCTGCCGATTTTCCTGAGACAACAGGCGACCCCATTACCCCACTGTTTGACTTACTGCAAGAGAACGATAACGCGGTTGGTGTTCATCCCGCCCTAACATCTGACAGCACTACGTCATGGAATCACCTGATAACGCGGGGCGGTAATAGCCCACGCCGCACTTGGATGATAGATAATATCTTTGCGATGTATCGCGCCGAATGGTTTGATAGTATCGGCTGGTTTGACCCTGACATGCGTTACGCTTGGGGCATCGACTTGGAAACCTGCTACCTGGCACGGCGTGAAGGTTATGAGTTATACGTGCATGAAGGCGTCCAGATTCGCAAGGTGACAAACATCGCTTATAAGATGGAGCGGATGCGAATGAGCGCGGATGAACGTTCACAAAAAGCCGGCGAGAATATGCGGTTCTTTTTGGAAAAGAAATACGGTCCAGACTATTGGCAAATGATGACGAAACATTATATTGAAAGTGAGTGGCTATGACCTACGAATATCCTAATGCCTACTTCAAAACAAGCGACCCGCATCCTCAAATGTTCGGTGACTTTGAAATCCCTACCGGGTGGTGGAGCCGCCATTTCGAGTATCCGTGGGCTATGACCTACGCACAACCTCCGCAAGTCGCCTATGGCTTTGACACTCATAGATTTATCGCGGCTGATATGGGATGCGGCTGGCATTATCGCCCATTCCATGACGCACTAGCAACGGTATGTGATTTTGTTTTCGGCGTAGATCATCACGTCGAGGTTTTGGAATTACCAAAACTTCCCAATGTCGAATTTGTTGTTGCTGATTTTAGCAAGCCGATTACTGAGATTAAACCCGCAAGCCTTGACCGCATTTTTTGCATATCTGTACTTGAAGAGTTAATCAATTACCCCGAAGCCTTGGCGGAGTTCAAACGGTTATTGAAACCAGACGGCTTGATTGTATTGACTTGTGATATGCCTTGGAGAGATGACCGACCCGCCCATGATAAATACAAGGGCGTGAAATTGGACGAACTCGAAGAGGGCATGAAGCAAGCGGGCTTGGTGTACAGCGGTTCAATCAATAGAACAAAGCCGGTGGACGCTTTACACAACGAAGATTTTAATTTAATGGTTTGGCACGCGGTTCTTAAGCATGGATAAATCTGTCAAGTGGCTTTATGCGAGTGAGTGTGACGGCGGCGGTTTATCGGCGTGGAATGACGACGGTAAATGGATGAACGCCTATCCAGAGGTGACGGGTTATCTATTGCCCACGCTAATCAATTACAACGCTGGCGACCTTGCGATGCGGTGCGGTGAATGGTTACTCACGCAACAAAACGATAATGGCTCTTGGAATGGCTTGGATGGTGTCCAGCGACCTTTCGATACATCCGCAATCATCGAAGGTCTTGCCGCGATGTTTGAATACACCTATGAGGCGAAGTACAAACAGGCAGTCAATAAGTCACGGGCTTGGATGAATACCATGATAACAAGCGAAGGATATTTGCAGAACTCGCCCGCTAGTAAACTGCCTGAGATTTACAACCTGAGAGCGTCCGCTATTATCGGCAACAAAAAAGAATTGGCATTTTGGCAATCCCATGGATTGAATAAAGGTGAAGCCCGCGCCCATTACCTAGCCTATGCTCTCGAAGGTGCATTGAATATTGACCCTGATAACAAATGGGCAATTGCACAGATCGAAATGGCATACACACAACAGACCGGCTTTATCCCGTTTTATGTCCGCCCTGATTGGGGCGCGAATCATCCAAGCGTGGATTACTGTGCAACCGCGCAAATGGGCATTTTATATCACCGAGTAGGGTTGGACCCTTCAAGAGTTTATCGTTTATTGGAGTCCGTTGTCGCTCCCGATGGCGGTATTGCACAGAGTAACGACGATGCAAGGCAGATACTTTGGTCAGTAAAATTCTATCTAGATTTGAAGGCGGTGATGCAATGAAAGCGGCGGCAGTGATTGTCAGTTTTAATCATTGGGATTGTGTTGACCATCTTGACGGGTCTTGGGCGCGTCACTTTGCCCACGATTTACAACGATGCAATCCTGATTTGAAAGTTCTGGTTGTGGATAACGAATCCCAAATACCTTACAAGTCGGACACATTGGACATAATCAGAATCAATAAGCGGTGCGGCTACGGTGAAGCACTGAATCACGGGCTTATGCACTTGCAGGTGCAAGGCGGCTTTGATTGGTATATCACCCTGAATAATGACTGTCAGATTAAGACAGGCACAAAGGGCGATGTAATGAAAGTCTTAGAGACATTATCCCCCTTGACCTTGTACGGTTCGGGCGTCAACCGTGACACTACCCTCCCCTTCGCCTGGCAGTTTTCAGCGTGGATGTGTATTAGCAAAAAGATACTTGCAGACGTTGGTTACTTTGACGAAAAACTAGCGGCGGCTTTTGAGGACTTTGATTACCAACGCCGCGCGATGGACTTGGATTACAGTCTGGACTTTGCCGATTTGCCTATTGAACATCTGGACATGCACACCCGTTACGAGGACAGCGGCTATGGTGCAAGATGGGAAGAGGCTCGCAAGTTATTTGAAGTAAAACATAATTTGAAAATGGCGAAATGGTTTGACAAATGAGCGATGAATTGATTATTGACTTTGACGCATGGCAACAGCGCGAAAAGCCCGCTGGTATCTCCGCCTGTATTCGGGTACGAAACGAATCGCAGTTCATGGGCGCGGCGGTGCGTTCAATTGTAGAGTTGGTGGATGAAGTTGTTTTATTGGTTCAACCTAGTGACGACAACACTCTAGAGATCGCGCACGAACTCGCAGAGGTGTACAGCAAGGTTAATGTTTATTATTACCCGCTTGTCCCTGATTGGATAGACACGGAAGGCTTTTACAAAAAGAATCCAAACGAACCCGGTCACATTGTCCACATGAGTAACTACGCATTATCAAAATGTAATTACTCATGGATATTGAAAATTGAAGGCGATGTTATTGCACTGCCTACGCTAAAAAACATTATTCAGAATGTCCGCGATAACATAGACAAGCCTGTTTATTATGGCTTGGTTATTCTGAATGTAGCCGGGCGCGATATGAACAAAATCTCATGGGAGAACCCGCGCAACGGTGGATGGGATGAAGCGTTATTCCCGAACAATCCAGCGCGGGCGAGATTTATCCGCCGTAGCAAATGGGAAGTCGTTGACCATGACTTGCCGAATCAATGTATGGGCTGGGCGTTGCTACACATGAAACGCTGTAAGGTCGGCAAAGATGAATCTTGGGACAATGAGCATTATGTAGACTGGACACCGGATGTCGTTGACGAAGCGTTGCGAAACTATAACAAGGTTTATGAGTACCCCGCAAAGGATGACCCGTTCGGACGGCATGTGCTTTATACAACAGATTGGAAGCGGTATCTATGAATCAGTATGCCGAAGAATACAGCTTTGTCATTATCACCGACGGCAAAGAACCGGCTAAGCTCCAACGGCTCATTAATAGTATTGAAATGCAAGCCTTTCCAACTGTTGAGGTAATCGTTGTCAAAGATGAAAAGCGCGAAGGTAAGCTGGGCGCGTTACGCAATGCCGGTTGCAGACAGGCACAATACTATCGGATGATTGTCGTGGATGATGACATGATTTTGCATCGTGACTTTTATCCTGGCTTGCTGAAGTTTTACAAAGAAAATCCGCGCGTGTTTTCTTGCCGTATCCTAAATCCAGACAATACCCGTTATTGGGATTGGAAAGCACACCGCGATGGTAAGAATTGGTTGCTGGATTACGGCGAGACAAGCGATGAAGTGAGTTTGACCGGCGGTTTGTGCGTATTCGATAAAGGCGTTTTTACAAATGTGCAATGGGACGAGACGCGCGGATTCAATCAAGAAGAGGACGTTGACTTTAGTAACCGACTGAAAGCGCACGGTTACGAAATTAAATTTAACCCATGGTCAACAGTGACGCACGATGCAAATTATACGCAAGTTGGAATCGGAGTTCTAAGAACATGATGAAAATCATAGAAGGACGCGGCTGGCTTACCCACACAAAAGCCGCAAGAGGTATCAATGGCATATAGAACAACCATGGCTGAGACTGTTGCAGAGTTGCGTTTGTTGACACAGGCAGGCACGGCTGATTATTTGGTTAGCGGTGTATCTTACTGGACAGACGAACAGATGCAACGGATACTCGACAACCATCGCACTGATTTGAAATGGAATGAGATGACCGCCATTCAAGAGGGCGATTCCGCATACTATGATTATTCGATAGGATACGGAAACCTTGAAGCGACAAGCGGCGGGACTGCCATTTTTATCGTACAGGATTTGAACGGCGCAACCGTGATAAGCCCAACGTACACCGTGGATTACCAGCGCGGCGTTGTGACATTTTCAAGCGATACCCTTGGAGAGTTGTACTGGGTGACGGCTCGTTCGTATGATGTCAACGCGGCGGCGGCGGAAGTGTGGCGCAAGAAACAAACCCACTTTGCGGGCGCGTATGACTTCTCGACCGATGGGCATAATATTTCAAGAAGCCAGTTGTATGAACACGCCAAAGAGATGACGTCATTTTATGAGCGGCAAGGTTCGGGTGGTTTTGGTAGTGTTGAAATGATGCGGAGTGACACGGATGACGCTTAGTAATTCAGAACTCGAAGATATGCGGGCGGCGATTGAAGAGTTGTTGCCGTCTACCTGTAACATCCTATCACCTACCTACACACCAGACGGGCAAGGTGGCGGGACGATTACATGGGGAACGATTACCGGCGGGACTGCTGTACCTTGTCGCTTGGATTCAAAGGGCGGACGGTCACAAATCGCGGGCGAGGCGATGCAACCGTTTAATTCTTTGGTTTTATCAATGCCCTACGATACCGCCATAACAGAATCGTACAGGGTAGAGTTTACGAATGAGCGGTATATAGTAACCAACGTTTCACCGGACGATGCAAGCTGGCGATTAGTCAGGCGCGTACAATTGGAGAGGATTATCTAATGCCTATGGAAGTCAGGCTCGATACGAGCGCACTCAAAAAGCTGATTGAAGAATCACCGCGCAAGGTTGACGCGGCGGTGAGAGCTACGGCTTTTCATGTAGAGGGCGTGGCTAAGACTGGCGGTAATTACCATAATGTTACTGGGTCTAATCGTAATAGTATTTACACAAAAACGAGTAAAGGTATTCATGGCAAGATCGGAAAGCTTGGTGACATAACTCCAGATGTGCAAGTTGGGGAGGCGATTGTCGCCCCTTCAATGGAATATTCCGCACGGCTTGAATTTGGATTTGTTGGTAAGGACGCGCTAGGACGAACATACAACCAACCCGCCGATCCTTATTTATACCCTGCTATGGCTGGCGCCGAAGCGTATTTTGCCCAGGCTGTAAAAATACTAGGTGAGAAATGAACGCAATAAACACGGCTCTTTATTCCACCCTAACCGGCGATAGTACCTTAACCGCATTACTCGCAAGTAACACAAGTGTCTATCATGTCCAAGCCCCGCGCGGTGCGACTTTGCCTTATATCGTATTTAACATGCAGGCAGGTACAGAGATAAACGAAACCGCCCACACCGTAAACGATATGCTCTATCAAGTGAGAGGCTTTACCGATGTGAGCATGAAAAACGCAAAGGCGATTGACGCGCGGATTTATACGCTACTGCATAAGACCGCCGTATCCATTACCGGTTACAAGTTACTGAAAATTAACCGCGTGACTGTCCTGGAATTTATTGAGGACGAACCGAACACTCAACCCGTGTATAGCGCAGGCGGCATTTACCGCTTGCGAATTGAAAAGACAAGTTAAGTTTTAGTTATAGGAGACATATAACATGGCAGAAGAATATATTGCAGGTCCGCTATGGAGTATCCAATGGATATACAGCGGAGGCACAATTAGCCTTGGGGCTGATACCCGAACAGCAAGCTGGGCGGCAACGTCCGAGTTCGTGGACGCAACAGCGGGCGCGGATACCGTGCGGCGTCGCTTGCCAACTTTCAAGGATGGTACTTTCAGCCTTTCATGGCTTGACCAAACCAACGCCGCAGGAACTGCTACGGCTCTCGACGCGGGCGCGCGTGGCACAATTATCTTTGGACCCGAAGGCACAGCCACAGGCAAGCGCAAATTGACCATCCCGGCATTTTCGCAGGGCGCGAAATACAACTTCCCATTCGATAACGTTGCAGAGGTCACTTGTGACTTCATGAGCAACGGCGCGTACACCGACGGCACTTGGTAAAAAGAAAGCAGGAACGCATGACCGACGAAAAAAAGTCCGATGTAATTCTGTCAGATGGTAAAGCGATTACATTTGACAAAAAGAAAATCAAGCGCGTGGAATGGACACAACTATTTTCCATTGAACAGCCGATTGAAGAGTCCGAGGAAATTTTAGGACGCTTCACACAGACCGACGCGGAATACATCCGCTCATTGTCGCTCTACGATTGGCAGTTGTTACTCAAGATCGCGCGTGAGGTTGTGCAAAAACCTATTGACCCAAACTTGCCAAGCGAGTCTACTTCGCAATCGTAGACGAAAAGCCCCTGGACTTTTTGCCAGATGTAGCAAAATGGAAACTGGCAGAGAAGTTCGGATGGACTTTGGAATATATAGACTCGCTGAGCTTGCAAGACATCCATGATTATGCTGAGTATAACGAGATACAAGACGGCGTTAATAAAGCCTTGGCATATAAATATAAATTGAAACATCCCGACGGTAAGAAACGGCGGAGGTAGTTACCACGTCGCCCCCTGATATTCAACGGCGAAGTGACACGAGCGGCAAAGAGTTATAAGGTTATTTGGAGAATCGTCTTTTGTTTTTACCCAAGGTACTATGTGATGAACTGTGAGACTACTATCTACCCCACATCTTTTACAAACAAAGCCGTCGCGGGTCATAATTTCGCGTCTACGTTGTTTCCAAAAGGAGTTGTTAATCCTTTGCTTCTTGATGCTTGCGTTTTGAGAAAGAAATTTTCTAGAGCAAGCCATGCAACAGAAACGCGGGACGGAATGTTTGAGTCTACTCTCCAGAACAATAAAGTTTTTCCCGCAACATTCACAGGCGAAAGTAACGCGCGGCGCGTTTTCGGAGCGGTGTTGCCTTTGACATTTGTTAGAACAAAAGCCTGGCTTCTGGAATATAGTACGCCACTTGTACACCCAAAACTCTTTACTACATTGTTTACAGG